TGTGCCAGACCCTTACGGGGGCTTCCCTGCCACACCTCAATCACCAATCACCATCTGAAACATTCAAACGCTTCTCCGCCCGTAGGTTGTCTGTGGGAAGATGGTTGCTCTTTTTTGAATTACAGATCCAATGAGCTGCCTGAAGGTTGCCCCAATCTCTTGCAGCTCCCTCGGGTGTTTCATAACCGCCTTCTTTGAACCGAGAAACAGGAATGATTTCGTCAATGACGAATGACAAAGGATGCTTTGAATCGCTTGGCTCATCATAATGAATCGGGCCGAGTCTTCCTTTGCATATTCCGCACGGTGCATCCATGGCCTTGAATCTGGCACGGTGTTTCCTGCGGAGTGATCCGTTTCGGTTGCGTGGGTTATAATCCATAGGTGTTGGCATACAAAAAGAGCGACCGCAGCTTTGCAATCGCCCTTCCTGTGATTTTTGTTTGAGGGTATTTCGTCTTCGTCCAAATTGTTACGCTAACATAATAACACATAAAAACGTCAACTTTCGGTCTTCTTTATAATCTGTGAAAAAGATTTCAAGGCCCGGTCATGCAAATGCCTTGCACCTTCTGCAGAATATCCCATCCGAAAACCTATCTGCTTCCACCCAATCGGAGCAAATGGTTTCCTTGGGTGGATGGTTAAATACCGAAGGGTCAATACCTCTCGTTCTCTCGGATCTGATAACATTGATACCAATTTCCGAATGAAGGCTTCCTGAAGAATCAGGTCAGCTTTCTTGTCTTCAAGTTCGGAACAAAGGTCAACCACCGCTGCCATTTTCTCTGATAACTTGTCCGTGCGGTAATTAAGATGTGAAGCCCCGGTGTCGTCAAGTTGGATGGGATGGTACGAACCCACATCCGTGCGGATTGTTTCAATTTGTTCTCCCAGGCGGATGATTTCTTGCCGAATCTGTCTTACCTGTTCAAGATATTCCTTTGCCGTCATGATCCTCGCCTCATGTCTTTCTCGGGTGGGTTTATTTTTGGGCAGATGGTTTTGACATCTTCTGCTTTGATTAAAACCCTTCCGCTGCTCCCAATTTTGATGAAAGGGTTCCCTGATGGTGTGATTCCGATAATGGTTCCACAGACAGTAACTTCATCGCCTATATTCATCACTCCACCTCATCTTTCAAAATATGGTCTGCCACATAAATGCGAATTTCCGTCAGCATCTGCATTTTGCCAAGGCATATTGCGAGCTTTGACAACGAATCCATGACGTTTTTATTTGTTTGCATGGCTTCATCCATTTTCTTATCTAATATTTCATGCTCTGTAAGGCAATCTTCATAGGCCTTGTCGAGCTTCAACATAAGTTTGTTTATCTTGATATCCATAATCCCCTTTCTATCCGCTCTATTTTGCCCGAGAAGGTCGGTTAAATATGTTGGATGATAATTTAATCGTCTAAATCATTTTCTTTGTTCTTGCGCTTGTGTTCTTCCTTGTACTTGGCGGCTCGGCTAATTGCTTTTTGGAGTTTATGTTCTACTTCATAAAGGCTAAGGCATCCTCCTGCGGTTCCTTCCAATGGAGCATTCCAGTCAACTCCGATAAAACGTTCCCCTTCATAATCACCGCCTGAATAAACATTTTCATCTAGCTCGATGGTCGATTTGCCGTAGCACTTATACACATAAACCGTGTTATAAATTTCGTCCTTGTATTCGTAATTGGTCTTTTCAAACTTAATTCCGAACCATTCTTCCATGATCCTGACCGTTTCCTCCAGCGATGGAAGAAAATTGCGGTTGAAACAGTATGGCTTATCTTCAGGCTCATACCAAACAACTTCCTTATGGTCAGGCTTCTCAATGGTGAGGTTGAGCGGTGTTCCGTGCTTCCAATTTGCACAAGCGGTTCCGGGGCATTTATAAACCCAAGTCTGCCCGTGTTCATCAACTCTTAATTCCCGTTCTTCCGTCTCTCGCCACTTGCAACCTTCACAGATGGCATCATCAGGTTCAGCATCGCAAGGTTTCGGATCGGCCTTTAGGCTTTTGCATTCTTCCGTCATGTAATCCCAGATATTAAGTTGTCCATCACATACATAATCTTTAGGAATTGCCATAGCCCAACCACTCCTCTATGCTGACTTGATGATCCTTTATCACTTGCTCGGTGTATTGATTCTTCAGATATCGGGTCCCACAATTTGGACAGTAGTTCTGATAATTGTTTGCAGGATATCCACATTCACCGCAGTTGTTTATGTCATGCCATCCTGCTTTGGGAGCATTAGCGTGTTTGATTTTCTTGCCTATCCCTTTGGCAACCTCATACTTCACCCGGTTCATGGCATATTCAAACTTCTCCGAACCGTCATTAAACTGCTGGAAGTATTCGACCGCATCAAGTCCACCTATGCACCTCATTTGCGCTCCTCTCCGAACAGCAGATAATCTGCGCTCACATTCAAAAGCTCTGACAGCTTCGCCAAGTAATAGGCACTCGGGCAATTAACACCATTCTGCCAATTAGAAATGGATTTCCTTTCGCAACCAATGATTACTGCAATCTGAATGGTGGTCAGTTCACTTACATAAATTGCTCTTCCAAGTCTGTCAGGAAAGCCCTTAACAATATTCCGTCTCTTCATTCTTCCACCTCAAACTTCGGAATTGGCATCCATCCGTTCACAAAAAGCAACTCATTGACACACGGCTCAATCTCATCTCCGAGATAAAACAGGAAGCCTTCTTCTTCATTGCCTTCACATCTCCCAACAATCACTCCTGAAAAGTTCTCAAAGTGCAACAGGATGTAATCATCTGTTTGTGGGAAGGTTGACGGGTCATCTTCAACCAATCTTCTCCATCCGTCCATTCTCCATCTCCTTTATCAGCAGCTCATATTCAACAATCAACTTATCCGTTGCCAGAGCATAGCCATATTCCCTATTGGCCCCGGCACTTTCCTTCCATCCAGGAAGCTGGATCAACGCATCACACATCCCCAATATTTCAAGATCTATGTTCATGATTTCTTCATATGTGGCATCCTTGGGAAGTACGCTGCAGAGTTCTGCAGGATTAGCCACCTGACAGTTGCGGTTTTTCATCATAATTTCCGCTTCTTTGAACTTCTTGCGGTAATTTGGATCATTTGTTATCGGGCCTGAAAGATAAACTCTCATTTTCTATCATCTCCTTTCCTCTCATATCCCTTGCACTTTGGTCGTGACCTCTGACCCCATATATGCCCGGCATCGCACGTCCCCTGATACTTAAGATGCGGCATATCGTTGCCAAAGTAGTGAAAATGGATGCAGGAGCCGCACTTGTTTTCGAGATCCGTTTCGTAACTCTCTTTCCACTTGGCTGACAACTTCGCATCCTCTATCTGGCTCCATGTAGCCGAGTCAGGCAATTCAATTCTCGCTGTATACACTCTCATTTGGCACCTCAACTACTATTCCATTTCCGAGTTCCAAAGCCACCTCTGACGCTCTTTCGTATGTCTCATAGCATCCGTAATACCAAAGCTCGGTCTGACTAACTCTTGCACATACAAAGCCTGACCTTGAACCATTTATGATCGACTCCGGCACATTGCGGATTATGACTTTGCAATCTAATCTTGCTTTAATCATTCCTCGTCCTCTCTTTCAACAAATCCGGTGCAACCGCCCTCTGTACATTCAGCGTATGTCTTGCCGTTCTCCTCATATTCGTGGTTGTACTTGCACCTTGGACAATGTTCTTCAAACCATTCATCTGATGGCGGTTCAGGCGGGTCAGGGACTCTGCCAAACCTTGATGGATCATTGAATATAATCATGTGTCCTCACTTTCTACCTTGCATCTTTTAGTCGGGTGCATTTTCTCCAAAGTCTAACCAATATTTGCGGTCGTTTTCATCGTCCTCTTCTTCATCTTCGCCCGCTCCTATGCTTTTGAAAAAAGCCTTCTCCTCTGCGGTGGTTTCATTTAATCCTGGGTGCTTATCTACAAGCCCCCACTTTACAAAGTCGTTGTATCTGTCTAATTGTTCAATAGTCATGTGTCCTCACTTTCTGCCTTGCATCTATCAACAATTTGATAGGCTAACATCAAGCCAAACCGAACACCCTCGTCATAAGCCGTACTCGTCTGATAGGGTTCTTGTGCCTTGCCTATCTCTGACTTGACATCATCAATCCACTCTCCCTTGTTCTCGGATAAAGCCGATATAGCATCTTCCAATGCTCTACGCTGTGTCTCGGTCGCTGTGAAAGCCATTTCTTTTAATATCTCAACAGTTGTCATTTCTTCCGTCTCTTCTTCCCTGTCAGGATCGTAGAAGTGTCCGTAGTATTCTCTATACGCATAATCAAGCTCTTCACTCCAATCACCCATTGCTGTCCTCGCTTTCTCACCCATTACTGTCCTCACTTTCTGCTCTCAATGCACCCCAAAGGGTGTGAAAGCAAATATTCGACACAATGCTGACAAAGAATCACTCCCTCATACGGGCTATCATCAACTTCGTGAATCGTTCTGAGTTCATACATTGTTCGGGGTTCGCCCTTGCTCCAATGTGCATAATCATTTACTTCTGCCTTACAAAAATCGCAAATATATTTCTTCATTCCTCACCCCCATACAAAACATCGTCATAAGTCCAACCCTTGGGAAACTCGATTTCATCGAACCAAAGCACGTTTCCGAATGAATCTCCGTCAAGTGAATGCCAGAACTTGTCTCTCTCATCCCACCATGCAACTAACACCATGTTATTGCTCGTGAACACGTTGACGGGATCGCTTATCCCTCTGTCATTGACCAAAGGCTTATATATCTTTGCATCTTTCATACTCATACCCTCTTTACATATTCAAAGTTACAATTCATGAACACTCGTGCCGCCCGGATTGCAGAATCTTCGTTGTGGAAAGTCCACACGATGTAGTTTGCCTTTGTCTCGATAGACTTAAGACCGCCAATGCAACCCTCGATGACTCTATCCTCATTCGAGGTAATTACTGTTCTTCCGTCCATTTCTCTTCTCCCGATAAATCACCAAATGGTATTTGCTCCTCATCTGTTGGGACCTGATATGCCGGAGCTGCCATGATGTATTGTTTCTTGATATCCCGAACCTTAACCCAACAGATCCTTTTGCTTGATTCCGAATAAGCCATCTTGACGGAACCCAACTTTCCTGTGAGCCTGTTCTTCGTTACTGCCAAATCCCTGATGCTCGGATCTGTCTCCTGCTTGTCCACATAAACCCTTGAATAAGTCAGTACGATGTTGGCCTTGTTTGTTATGTCCGCTGTTCCTGACACGTCATCGTTCATCAGGCTGTCATTGGTAGTCTTCCTCGGATGACACACAAGCAGGATAACCGCATCAAATTTCCTTGCAAGCTTTGCGAGCTTTCCGCAGAAGTTAGATTGTTGTCGGTAAAGCGTTTCATTAGAACCGGCTGTGTCTTCCATTGCCGTCATCAAGTTATCCACCAAGACGAATCTAACGTTCTTCTGAATGATGGCATCCTCGATTGTTTCAAGCAGCGTTTCCGTTTCTTCTTCGTCAATGGCTTCATCGTCATAGATGAAAAGCCGCCCTCGATACCAGCGCTCACACTCTTCAATTTCCGAGTTATAAGGCACCTGTCTTCCGACAATCTGTCTGTCAATCCAATTCTTGACCGCCACGTCTTTCATCTCACCCGAGTAGATCAGGCAATTATGATCCTTTGCCAGAGCTTCAACCACGAACTGTGATGCCATGGTTGATTTGCCTTCACCTCTTCGGCCTGTCAGGATCACAAAATCTCCGTAATGAAAGCCGCCTGACAATAACTCATCCAAAACCCCGGTGCCTGTGCTTATAGCTGGCAACGACTCAATATCCAACGATTCAACATCCGCCATTTCCTTGATGTGATGAATTGGAGCTGATGTGGCATTCTCAACAGCCTTTTTTAGTGCTTCAGGTCCGTGGGCCTGCAGAATCTCGTTTGCATCCTTGCAGCCAAGATAATCTTCCGTCCGAACAACTTTGACGTTCTTAAATCGCTTGGCAAGTTCAACCGACAATGTGATTTCACCGTTCTCACAATCTCCGAAAACAACAATTTCACGGAACCGTTTCACAAAATCCCAACAATGTGGAACCCATGTAAAGCCATTTTTGCCTGTTGGAACCGAAACGGCATTCGGTATGCCTGCTTCCGTCAACGAAAGAGAATCAATCTGGCCTTCCGTCACAACCAACCTTTCATTTCCCTGGCAATGGTTCATTCCGAACAAGATCGGCTTGCATTTCGGCTCGCACCACTCCTTGGACCCTTTTTTGATTCTCTCGGGATCTGTGTTGCGGTACTTGATGAAGGTCAAGCTTCCTGATTCGTCCTTGAAAGGGAAAACAATCCTTTGGTCATCCTTTGGGAAGGTGGTTATCTCATATTCCCTGCAAACCTTTTCTGAAATTCCTCGGCTTTGCATGAAACTAATTGCTCGGTCATTGGACTTGGTAATTTTGTGAGCATTGGCGAAGTGACGAAACTGTCCGTTGAAGTTATTGATGTTCTCGTGTCGCTTCACATCGTCCGACAGTTGAAATTCGGGAAAGTCCCTTGCAAGGGTAATCATGTTGCCTTTTGCTCCGCAGCTTCCTCTCCGACAGTTAAACGCTCCCGTCTTCAGGTTGATTGCGAAGGTCCCCTTGTCGGGCTTCTTACCGCCATGGCAATATGGGCAGAGTTGGAATCGGATTTCATTACCGTTTCGCTTTGTGCCAGGATACATACTCGCAAAGCGTTCGGCATCTTCCGTTTTAAACTCATAAAAACTCATGGTGTGAATACCTCTCCCCAGTTCTCCCATTCTTCATCCGTCATGCCAACATCTTCTTCTGCGGCCACCCCTTCGTCAGAAGTGGGTGGATCGCCTTCTTTTCTTTCTTTACTTTCTATATCTTTCTTATAGAGTGACTTGCCTGTGTCCTTGTCACCGTCCTTGTGTCTGTCCTTGTTACTGTCCTTGTTACTGTCCGTGTTACTGTCCGTGGCATACTGATAATCGTCATAATTTACAATGGTTAGGAGTGTCGCACACCTGATGTCTTTATGTTTGCGTACCATGTCGAGTTTTATCAGCATTTTGAGAAACCTATTGACTTTATCCTTACTCCAATGCCATCGGAGTGATAACTTTCGGATGCTTGTGTAATATTCGCCACGTTTAATTCTGATTGTTTGACCTTTATAAACGATGACATTTGGTTTTACATTTGCTTCCATGAGTAAATCAATCCATGCGGAGCGATAATCAAACGGTTCATCATTTGCCCAGATAGCAGTTTCTCGGATTTTGCGGTAAAGCCTAATCCAATATCCGTTATCCATAATCTCCGTTCTCCAATCTTCTTTTTGCTTCTCGGAACAAAACTTCGTATATCATCTGCCCTGAAAGTTCCTTTTGAACAAAAATGGGCTTGATTTGGTAAGTTCCGATAAGTTTGAGCAACCTGTGCAGATATGCCTTGCTATTAAACTTCGTTCCATACTTCCCGGTGATGATCTTCATCCAAGATCCGTCCTCAACCAAAAGATAAATTGAAGCTCCGCTGCCCGCTGCTCGGTCAAATTCTCGAACAAATCGGTCATAATTCTGGCAAAGGTTGCCTGACAGTTCACGGAGTGACATTTTTCTTTCGATGACGGCATGACCCTTAACGGCAGATCGGGTATCATGTAACCATTCACCGTTAGGAAGTTTGAAGGTGTAAGTGTAATCACCGTAATCAAGATTCTGTCGTTCATACGGAACACCAAAGGAATCGCATCTTCTTTTGTATTCGTCCGTTGGCTGTTCCGCAGTATCGACAAGAATTTTGAATGTATCAAGGCATTGCTGAATTTCGAATCCTTCCATCAGTTGAAAGGAATCTCCTCATCTGCTGTGACATTCCACATATCGCTGCCGCTGGAAGAGTTGGAAGTGTTGGTTGATCCATTACCGGTGTAGCCATTCTTGGAAACAAATTTTGCTGTCGGAGCATTGCCAGAGCGGACCTTTTTAACATCCGTAGCAAACCTTGGCTCGGTGTATACAATCTCTTTTCCGTCAATAACGGTGCCTGTTTCTCCGAAAACGATCCCTACAGACAGGCCCTTCCACTTGTTCTCGTTCCAATCCCACTTATAACCGGGGTTAGAATCCTCAAACCCATTAACCCACTTGGCAAATGTGTTTTTGGTCCAATCATCCTTCTGGGAGCCGTCATCCTTGGGAACGTAGATAGACTTGCGGCCCTTCCACTTCTTGTCCTCTGCGGTGTTGGATTCGTACTGTTTCTTGAAAAAGTCCTTCTGCTCACCCTCGGTGATGTCAAAAAGAATGTCGATGCGGTCGGAATTGCCATTCTCCCCGACAACGAACTGAACGTTCTTGATCTGACAAACATACGCTCCTGCAGGAAGTCTCTCGCCACCAATATGCTTTGCATTCTCCTGTGCCTGCTCATAACCATTAAAAGCTTTCATTTTTTATTCTCCTTTTCTCAAAAATCCTTCAAAGCGTTAATAACTACCATGATGTCGTTCTCGCATTCATCCTCTTCAAATGCTCCAAGAGGAACTTTGCAAGTAGAACCATCAGCCGACAGAACAAATTTGTACTTTCCGTCCTGCCTTACTGCCCAAACAACCGTGGTCATCTTGGACTCCAAAACGAGCTTTTCAAGTTTGCGACCATTGGTCTTAATCCTTGTGCGGATTATTCCGTTATCATCGGAAATTGTCTCGGAGTGGCAAAGGATGATGACCGTCAAATCGTCTCTCATTGCCAGGGCTTTGTTGATGACCGCCCAGCCATTCTGTGCGAGATCCGACCAAGCCGAACGCTTGTCGCCACTCTGCATAGCCAAAATCTTCATTTCCTCGGCAACCATGAGTCCGTTCAAAGTATCGATGACCAAATACTTGATATTCTTGAACTGATTGTCGGTGTCAATCTTGTCCATAAGGCCTGCGACCACTCCGAAAGAATCCGTCTTCCAATAGTTCTTGTTGTCCTCGTTGTACTGTGCCTTCCAGCCTTTCCAATTCAGACCCTTCTTGTCGCAATCCATGTAGAAGGTTTCGTTTGGCGGAAGATTTCGCATTGCGGTGGTCTTACCGGCTCCGCTTTCTCCCATGACTCCAATTACGTTAGCCATTTTTAAATACCTCTCTTTCAAAAATCACATACACTTTGTTGATATTTCATCGAACTTCCAAATGTCGCCATTTGTGCAGAACAAATACTTTCTTTTAGAATCCTGGTGCGACTCAAAGCGATAACATTGCGCTGCGGAAATGTAATTGTCGATTCTCGGATCAACTTCCTGCCATGTTTGCGTTGTAGCCTGGCACCATTCAACGTTTCCCCAGATGTGAAACCATGGGGTCCTGATTTCTGCTTTTTCCATTCTTTCCCTTATCCTCTCTTTGCTGCCCAATTCAAACCGCACTCCCAATGTCCTGATGTTTCTATGGGTTTGTATTGACTCGTTCCATAATCGCCCATCATTCTGTGACGAACATTGTTAATGGCTTGTTTTTCCGAAACAGCGTAGGTTGTACCCACCAAAGTCCAATCATCTATGATGTTGCTTTCAATGTCCTCTGTAAGTTGGTAATAACGGCTATAAACAAACCATTTTACTTTTTCTTTTTTCAAAAAAATCTCCTTTCATCTGCTGTAATAATGATGGCCAATGTGAGCTACCGGCTCTCCAAAATCGTGATAATGTTCTGTTCTGAAATACTTTGCACCCTCACTCGGATCTACTCCGCACATGAGCATCTCAAGAGCCTGATAACTTACTTCGCTCGGAGTGGATGCCATGCCAATGGTGTAGTACTGATTTGGAGCATAGATAGTTGAATGAACATTTCCCCCATTTACTCGGATGCGGTTAATGACGGTGAGCATCACCCAAAGTTCTCCCTCAACTCCATCAATGAGGTCTTCGGCATCTGCGATAAGTTGCAACTCCCTCTTTTCGACTTCTGTCAGATTCTTGATGATGGGATCAACTGCAAACTCATCCTCAAAACTCGCAAGTCTGACTTCCGGCAACTCTGGCACCGTGTAAGTCGGGGTTTTCAGCTCGACTATTTCCTCTGCTGAATAATGCTCGGCTGTGGGTATTGAGTGGTTGATGTGGGCTTGTACAGTTCCATGGATGCCAAAGCCCCAAATGATGATGATTAGACAAGTGATTAAGAGTTTAAGAGTTTGTTTCATTGGATGATTCCTCTTTAATACGGTTTGCAATTTCATAGAACATTGGAACGTCTTTTTCGGTTACTTCATGCCCTGATATATCCGGGATGACCTCACCATTTTTTAGAATGTGGATTATCATTCCTCGCCCTCTTTCAAGAACATCTCGAACGGAACATTTAGCGCCTTGCAGATTTTGTGATACTCAACAACGTCAATTTTTCTTCCGTTATTGCAGATGTCATAAATGACCATTGTTGAGAGTCCTGTTTTCTCTGCAAGGAATGATTGCTTTATCCCATTGGACACGAGATATTCTTTGATTCTTTTTCCGACCATTTCTTCTCCTTTCCCTACGATTTTTTCGTAGTCGATTTGTAAAAAAAAAGAGGATTCAGCAGATTATGTGGTTTGTCAGGTTCAACTTTATTTCCCCGGTGGGCTGTCCGAGTATCGGGGTATTTAGTTTTCTGTGGCGCACTTCGCTGAAGTTGCAACGTATTAGTTTATTGAGAGTTTCGCTCCACGTCCGTTCGGTGCCTACCGCCACCCTGTCTGCCTATCCTTTGGCTACGATTTTTTCGTACCCATGCCATTAAACTACTACGATTATTTCGTAGTGTCAATATAAAAATAAGCAAAAACTATATTTTTTTCGTAGTTTGTCCGATATTCATGTTAGAATTGTAGAAAAAGGGAGTGAAAATCATGAATGTTGACTATGAAATCAGAACAAAGGTTATGAACATTCTGGTCGAGTGCCGGAAAGAAAAAGGAATATCACAAAAAGAACTCGCACAAGTTGTCGGATCTAAAGAGACGACAGTTGCATCTTGGGAGCAAGGTAAATCCTTGCCCTCGATTGATATGCTCTACCGATTAGCCAAATACTATGACAAGTCAATGGATTATATGTATGGTGAGAGCGATGATAGCAATATATGTTAGAGTTTCGACCGCAGAGCAAAAATTACACGGCTACTCTATTCAAGAACAAATCGACCGTCTTACTAACTATGCCAAAGCACTTGGTTATGACAAACCAAATATCTATAACGATGCAGGCTATTCGGGAGCTACACTCGACAGACCTGCGCTGTCTTTATTGATTAACGATGTCAGGGCTAAAAAGGTTGAAAAAGTCCTTGTTTATAAGTTGGATAGGTTATCACGTTCCCAAAAAGACACTCTCATGTTGATTGAGGATATCTTTTTAAAAAATGGCTGTGATTTCGTTTCCATTTCCGAGAACTTTGACACGTCCACTCCGTTAGGCAGAGCGATGATAGGAATATTGGCGGTCTTTGCCCAACTTGAACGTGAACAAATCAAAGAGCGTATGTCCATGGGTAGAGAGGCGAGAGCCAAACAGGGAAAATATGCCGGATCGTGGCGACTCCCGATTGGATATGATTATATAAATGGCGAGCTAATCCCGAATGAATACGAAAAAGAGTTGATAAAAAGGATATTTGAGGAGTATTCAAGCGGAAAGTCTGCCAGAGCGATCGCAAAAGACTTGAACAAACAAGGACTCACCCACAAATATGGCGATTGGTCGGCTGATGTCGTGCGAAAACTCATTCAAAGCAAAACGTATATAGGCTTTGTTAAGTTTGGCGATGAATGGTATCAGGGAACCCACGAACCAATAATTGACGATGATTTATTTTTAAATGTTCAGAACATCCGTCAAAAAAGATTAGCCACCGAGAACCATGGGAGTGGCGGTCGCCCGACTTCTTATCTGGGTGGAATGGTCTACTGTAAAAAGTGCGGTGCCAAATATCTGAAATATCATCGGAGTACGGTTAAGAATGGCAGGAAATACGAATATGATTATTATTCATGCTTTAATCGTTCCCCAAAGGTCGGAGCCGGAACGTGCAAAAATGATACATGGAAAATGTCAGAGCTTGACGAATTGATATTCGGTGAAATCCGCAAACTCAAATTCACATCTAAACGTTCTAAAACGTCCAACAAGGTCAACTTATCTGACAGACGATTAAATGAACTAAACAAACAATTAGAGCGCATTATGACCCTATACACGCTCGGTGAAATGCCACTCGATATAATACAGAAAAAGATTCATGAGATTAACGCTCAAAAAGCCAAATTGGAACAAGTCGAGATTGTAAAGGCTTCACCTGATGAGGCAAAACGAATAGTCGGAACGTTTGATGACATTTTAGAGAACGGATCCATTGAGGATGTCCGAACTGCCATCAAGTCCTTGATTGATAGAATAGAAATAGACGGCGAGAATGTATACATATATTGGAGTTTTGATTAGGTTTTGATGTTCTGCCCCTACTCCGTTAATCATTTCAATGACCAACTGAATAGGCACAAAAATAACCCCCGAGGATGTCCCCGGGGGCTTTTCAAGGGAAAGAACGGAATATATCGTTAGGGCTGTTCACCCGAGCGACCTTTGTTATATTGGGCTTTGAGGATTGTTACCAATGCGCCCATGAACACATCAATAGATGCGAGTGTAGCCGTTATCTGTTCAGCATACGGAACGTTCCATATGGTCATTATGGCTGATACAAGCGTTGCCAGAGGAGCAATAATCTTGGCAATAAAACATAAGATGTCATAAACTTTGTTACTAACTTTCATTTCCTTTTCTCCCTTCTTCTTTTCCACACGCAACATAATGGAAATAATACAATGGTCTGTTGTCCTTAAAGGCTGATTCAACGTCAGAATTAGAGTTCTTGTAAAATATCGGGTCAAATTCTGCGGAACCCTGCCTAAATTCATTCATGCCACACACGCAGAAATGTTCCCAAAGTTTGTCTTTATCATGTTTAAAAACATCACCGAGAGTTTCGGAACTATCAGAACGTGCCGGTACTTTATCATAATATTTGGGATCGAAAACAGGCGAGTAATCATAGCCATTGAGCCAATAGCCATTATTTACAGACGGATTGATGATACATCCTCTGAATTTATATTCAGTTCCGGCTCCCCAATTTCCGTTTTTGTTCGTCCTTGTCTGATTCCAGAACGGCGACCTTGCATTGTACCCCGACTCGCTCGTGATGATCGTGTTCTCATTCACGATTTTCTCGACTACGCAAACGTGTCCCGCTCCGTCTTTACCGCCCAATGTTTTCCCTTTTTGCCAAACCATGATACCGCCCAATGTGGGCTTGTCTGAAATCTGCAATCCCATTGACTTGGCACGTTCAATGAAATTCTCGGCATTGCATACCAACTGATACTCGATGCAAGGTTTCCCGATTATCTCGGCAAATCTTCCGTTCGCATATCCGACACAATTCGACAAAACTGTGGCGGTCGGGTCTGTGGGCTTTCCCTTACACGCATCAGAATACCCGCCGTCTGCCTTGCGAATGTAATACGGGATATTTGTCGGCTTGGTAGTCCTCATTTTAAATTCCATGCTTTACCCCTGTTTCTTCTCCAACTCGGTCAAGCGGTCTGTGAGTGCATTGAGTTTGAGTTCTTGCAACTCCGTCTGACTCTCCAATTTGTAGACTCTTTCGGACACCTTATCGACCAAATCAATCTTTTTCATCAGTTCCTCGATTTTGTACTCTATGAGAGCGGTCGTCCGTTTGCTCGCCATGCCCTGTGTGATTAAACACGTTGTAATAGCGACAATTCCTGTGATGATTGATGATATTAGAGTTTCCATTCCCTCATTTCCCCTTAATCTGTGGTCTTGGTGTAGCGAACTGTCACCAATGCGGATTTTGAATATGCTGACGAGCCAACACGATAGTCAATCCTTAATTTGTCATCAACCTTATTGCAGAGTACCGCAAATGCGTTTGAATCCCCCGTTGCTAACGTTCCGAAATACGGTGTCGCATTGACCGTTGAATTTCCCGTCACATAATAACTTGCTGAAAAATCAACAGACATCATCTCGGGGTTTTCAATGTCGGTGACGTAATTCAAATATGCGTTTGTGTTCCCTGTCGTAAACGATACGGTCTTTTGATAGAGCGGTTTCCCATCAACCCACGTTCCGACAACCTGTTCATTCGTAGAATAATGAACCGCATTCGCACCGCTCGGAGTCCATGAACCCGAACCCGCAACGTCTGTGGTTTTGGTGTATTGGAGAGTGACATAACCATCAGATATTCCGACACTACTACCAACACCCACCGCTAATTGAGTGCTTGAACTTAATCGGCAAAACGCTTGATAAGACATTGAACTTGTATGCGTTTGTGGGAGTGGAACTTTCCACCCGTTTGTCAGTACGGCGGTTGCGATATAGTCTGCGACATAATCAACATTCAAACTTGTTATATCTATAACTTTGACAGTATTTGCTGTAACCGCTCCGATGTTTATACTTTTCTGATAGAGTGGCTTTCCGTCTCGCCAAACACCGACCTCTCTTTCTTCCTCGGAGTAGATTGTTGGAAGATAGATCACACCGCCCGAACCACCGATCCCCGCATACTCTGTGCCGTTGAGAATGATTTTTCCCATTTATTCTACCTCTGAATGTGTGATAACTTCTTTGTAACCCTCAACAGCATCAAGGTTTTCATCAGCAATTATTACTGTGGCTTTGAGTACATCTGATGCGTTCCATAAAGTCTTGCATAAATCATGGAACTGTACTTTTGCTGAATTAACATCAGTAATTCCCTCTGCATGAATGAAGTAACTTCCGTTAATAACTTTGATTATTGCGTATTTCATGTGTTAGACCTCCTGTTATGATTGATGATATTAGAGTTTCCATTGATTTACTCCGATTAGACGATTCTTGCTAACATAACTTTGATTATGACCTCGCTGGTACGGCTAACCATGCGATACTAATTGCTATGTCGGCTGAACGGTTTGAACCGACCTGAATTGTAAATCCTGTATTGGTTCGTGATATCACACCTAAAGCCAAATCGACATAAGCATTACTGCCTGTGTTCTGTTGTGTGAGTTGAACCATATAATTAGTTCCAACGGGATAAGGATTATCGAAAGTTACTGGCACATTTGTTCCCACACCTGCGGCAGCGGTTATTGATACCAGTCCGCATTTGATTTTATCAAGTGCATCTTTTACTGTTCCGCTTACATTTGTACTCTGTATGTTAGTACCAACGGTGAACGTTGCTCCGCTTGCTATTGCTGTGATGACTTTGTAAAGGTTTCCGTTGACATATACCAACTCACCAACAGAATATGATCTACTTGCTGTGTTGGTAGGCTCAACAGTTGCGATATCTGTTTTATTGGCTTTGTCACTCCCGCCTGTGATTGCACTTGCAATCCCCGAGAGCTCCTGTGCTAATACGTCAGCGATATTCCTTGAGGTGGATTCTGTTGTTTTTATGCTCTCGTCAAGAGCCATCGGTTTTGTTACTATTGCCATAATTTCTCCTTAATTGCCGTCATCGTAAATGATGTTGACCGCACCGTTGACAACCGTCAGATATTCATCGGGTGCGGGTGCATCTTTGATAAAATACGCAATCCCGTTAGTGAGTTTCGAGGACGGTAAAGCATCATATTGAGCCTGTGTCACTTCTTCATACGATGTGATTTGTGCATTGTGATTACCGTCTACTACCGAAACGCCATTCACGAGAACATCGTCAACATTTCCGCCACCACCACCACCACCCATGTTTCGGTCGATTTTGTCCATGTTGTCGCCGTATGAATTGAGAAAATCTCTGTAATCATCGGTTGATTCGGGCTTTGATAAATTGTAATTCGGTGTGTAGGTTGCCATTTATGAATACCTCAATACTCCTATTGATGACGGGTGATACGGGTCTAAATATCCCATGTCGAACACTAAATACTTGGGGCTGACAGCAAGTATCGCATAACTTGTCGCAGATGCCAGACGGAGAGAATTGAAATCGCTGACGAATACTCCCAAATTTGAACTGAACGCAACTCGTTCTTTTTCATGTGAGAATTGGAATCCCGAAATTGTCGGCTTTGATGCAAACTCTCCGATTGTTTTGATCGGTAACGGTGTGTTGAAATCGGGTGCGGTCGTTCCGTCATATTCTCCGAGTCGCCATTTTGAATTAACAAGTGAGGGAACATACAACTTGCCGTTTGCACCGAATCCGTTTAACTGAACATTTGAAAATAACTGTGAACCCTGTGCGCCCCAAATCTGCGCTCCGCTCGGAGTGACCGCCTCGATGTAGTCCGAGTGATATTGCCACTCGGCGGGATAATACATATAGATTGATTCGTCCGTGATAAACGGGAATCCGCATCTCTGGTACTGACTCAAAACTGTCGAGCCGTATGTGTTTTGGTCATAATCCAATGCCGTGACAGAGGGAGTGGTTCTCGATGATGCAAAATTTGTGAAATAGAATTTAGTTCCTTTGAGTGCGACATCGAATCTACTTGCCGATGCACCTGTCGGCATTCCCGATGCCGTCCCACTTGCAACAACCTCATCATCGGTCAAATCGAACACATACCAATTCGAGCCTTGCATACATAAGCCCAAATTGTTGTCATCGGTCGGTGCGTGTAAGATTGTACACACCGAGGAATCTGTCGGGACACCATGCTGAATCTCTGTAAATCCATTCGACAAATCAACCTTGAACAATCCCGATGCGTGTCCGTTTCCGTAACAAGCGAGCCACAAATACCGTCCCGTCTTATCGAAACAAGCCGTGTTTACTCCCATTCCGTAACGGTTGAGAATACTGATTCCACCCTCTCCCGAATCGTTCCGTGTCTGTTCGTAACCGCTCCCGAATATCGTAAATTTCTCGTTTTCAATAGTTAGACTCATGCCAAATCGCTCCACTTTAACAGATTGTCCGTCACCGTCAAATATACCTTTGCCGTGTGTGTTCCCTTGCCCTCAACGTCAAATGCACAATTTGCGGAATAGAATCTCTTTCCGACCATTGATTTGACCTCGGAAACCTCGAATGTATAGTCTGCCTCATCGTCAACGTTTATCTCAAGAACCACCGTTGCCGTTGCACTCAAATCGCCATCACAGGTGTACATCATGCCGAGCCTTGTGACATCGACCGTCTGATTCCATTCAATCTCGCTCACCTGTGTTTTTGTTGAACTCACGGAGATTGATGACGTGTTCTCCGAGTGCAAGAGCCAAAAGTTTTTACCGCCGATTTCTTGCCCGTTTGAGTATTCTTTCGAGAGTCCGGCAACTGTTTTGGAAAATCTATCTTGTGCCGATGCCAGACGTGGGTTATCGCCGCTACACTTGACGGACATTACACCACTGATGTTATACGTTATCTCTGTAATGGATCCGATATCATAAGCTCCGGCTTGGTTGTCTGTGAACGTCAGGGCGTCCCCGGGGTCGTATGTTGGAACTAATGGCAAGTCTGCAGAATAAGGGACATAATATATCCCATTCCACGCATCTATTATTTCTTGTAATGCTGATAACCTGTTGGAATTATCCGTGAACTGTAAAAATGGATTAGCCCCCAAATCGAGTACTAATCCACCAACGTTTGTATTAGCGACATACTCTTGAACGGCTCCGTCTTTGTATATAGCCGATAAGCCGTCATAAGTAGTTCTAAAGTCCGATAAATCTGACGTATAACGGAACGATGACGGGATAGTGTCATCACTAACACCTTTATACTGACCGATGTATAATTTGCCGTCTCTGCCGATATAAGCAAATCCACCCAAATAAGCGGTCAGATATCCTAACACATCTCGCCATGTATTAACATCGCTTACCACGTCAGCAAATCCCGTGTTTCTTCTTCCGTTCGCCATGGCTCCGATTTCTGCGCTTGTATTACCTAATACAACTCCGCAATCTGTACACATTTCAGTTAGCCATGCGTATGGACTCTGAACGGTCATGTGTGCGCTTGGAGCAAACTGTTCATTGTCGAACAGGATCATGTTGTCATACCCCTTAAGGGTAATATGGTCAGATGCCTGCGTTGCTTCGGAAACAGTAAAAACCCCCATCGGAATTACGTCAGCAGCTCCGTCAACCGAGCAGTTTAATTCAAGGATTCCATCATAAAGTTCATACCTTGAAACCCCAGGAAGAATCAGTTCGATGGATGCGCTTGCAGCATAGGCCGTCCCAATGTTCAGATTCTGGGAAGAAATGGATCGTGTTATACTTCCATCTACAATGTTTTCATCATCAAAAGTGTAGGTGGACCCATTCGCCTGAATAGATCCACTCCAACTTATTTTTCTTGTATTCGATTTTATTTTTGTTTGAAAATCTGCTGATGCGGAATACATTAGTACGCTGTTACCTCAAACGATACATCCCAATAGGTTGCTGATCCGTTGTCTTTCAAAAGCTCATAGCTTAAGTTCTGAATAAATCCGTCAAAGGTTGCTTCTGCTAATGTAACAGGAGAATAAAAAGATATTGTCACGCTCTGACCCGTAACATAATATTCCTGAATCTTCTGAAACCATGTATCATCAATGGTCGAAGTTACGGAAAGGTGAGGAACACCAAGCCGTTTAACATCACGGACAAGGGTTCCAGCTTCCGTCTCATTAACTGTTTCTTTGTTTTGCAGAGTCAGGGTGTAGCTTCCTTTGGTGAGTGGGAAGTAATCTGTTGAAAACCCTAATTTGACTTTTCTGTTCATTATCTGCCCCCACTAACTAATGCGTGTCTCTGCTGTGCATTTAATATGATGGTGTCAAGTTTCTCTTGCCCGATATATACCGGGATTGTGATATTTCCTTCGCCTGCTGCCATCGCTGTGGCGATTTCCTCTGTCGGATTCGAGATTGCAGAATAACTATTCGGTACAAGCTCGGGTGAGGTAAAATCTGTTGCGATGGTAGTTGTTACGGCTCCCAAAGCGTTTTGGATCATTCCAACGTTGTCTTTGATTCCCTGGGCAAACAACTCCATCATGTCAGGGGCAAACGTATGGAAATTCGAAAGTGGCCCTTCGTCTGGCTCCGAAAAGCCAAGCAATGACTTAATCGTGCTTGCGAGGTCTGTGACCGTTGATTTTAACTTTTCCCACTTATCCTTAATTCCAGAGATGAAGTTTTCGATGAGGTCACGGCCCCAAGTCTTTGCATTCTCAACCTTTTCTGCAAATCCATCTTTGACGGAATTAACGAGATCCGCACCTGTGGTAACGAGCTGACCGATTACCGCCAAAATGCCTTCTATAAGTTGGAATATAAGTTCTGAACCGGCTTCGAGAATCATCGGAGCAGCTTGAACAACCGCTGTCAGCAGATTCTTTACAATTTCGGGAGCCTTTGCAATTAATCTCGGCAAAGCCCTGATTAACCCTTCGGCAAGTGCGATGATTAACTGTAAGGCCGCATCAATCAGCATGACCAAAGTATCAGGATTTGTCAGTTTATCCACAATCGCAAACATTACATCAACGATTGCAGGAATAAGTGTCGGCAATGCCTGGATAATTCCGTCAGCAAGTGCCAAAATCAACTGTAATCCAAGGTCAATCAGCATCGGAAGAAGTGAAAGTATCGTGTCAATTATCAGAGTGAGTAATGACGGCAATATTTCAATTATCATTCCGAGGATTTCAGGCAAAGCTTGAACGAGTGCCTGAACAAGTGCTGATATTGTCTGAATAAGCGGTGGTAAGAGCTGTTGTACAAGCCTTGGCAACTGTTCTGTGATAATTGGGACAATCATCGGAAGTGCATCTGTGATCCCCTTCAAAGCATTCAGGATAGTTGGTGCAAGGTTGTTCAAGGCCGTGGAACCTGTCGAAACGACATTCTCAATCAGGCTTCCAAGGTTTGCATCAGGGTTAGCCAAACCCGTGATGAGATTCTGCATTGCTGACTTGACGGAAGCTATAGATCCCGAAATGGTGCTTCCAGCTTCTTCAGCGGTTGCCCCGGCAATGCCCATGTTTTCCTGGATGATATTTATCGCATAGACAACATCAGAGAAGTTATCCATGCTCAAGGAACCTTCAATTAAGCCACCCATTTCTTCAGCATCACGGAGCAAGCGGTCCATTTCTTCTTTTGTTCCGCCATAACCGAGCTTGAGGTTATCAAGCATCGTGAAGTTCTGCTTTGCAAACCCTGCGTAAGCGTTCTGAATGGATTCCATAGAAGTGCCCATTCGGTTTGCATTATCTGCCATGTCCGTGACAGCCATTTGAGCCATGTTTGCGGCTTCTGCGGTATTTCCGCCCAATGACCCAACGAGTGAAGCGGCAAACCCTGTGACCGTTTCCATGTACTCGTTTGCGGATAATCCTGCCGTCTGGAATGCACTTGCGGCATCTTCCATAACAGTACTTGCGCTGTCTCCAAACAATACTTCAACACCACCAACTAACTGTTCATAATCTGCAAATGAGTTTGTGGCTTCGGAAGTTAGTTTTGCTACTCCTGCGGATGCAGCTCCGACAGCAGCAACGGCAACACCGCTAACGGCTCTTATCCCGGTGCTGAATGCGGAACCAAAAGAACTTGCTCCGCTTGAACCGGCATCACCCATGGCCGATTCAATGTCGCCTGCCATCCCTTCCATTGAAGGTCTGATTTGTAGATAGGCTTCACCTATTGTTATCCCGTCTGCCATTGGTTATCTTCTCCCATGCCTTGTCAAAATCCTCGGAAGTCAAGAAGATTTCGTTTTCTTCTTCCTTCTTGTCTTCGAGAAGTGTTTTCAATATCGAAGGTGGTCTGTTTCTGCCTTTTTGACCATCTTTTGTCTTTGCCCAACTCTGGAATGACAAATCATCTGCCATCCGTGCAAGTAGGGATTGTTCTAACGTGATCTTGGCTCCAGAGACTCTCATTTTTACTCTTGAATCATCTCTTAATCCAAAACAAAGAGTTGCCACCAAATCAGGCGACAACTCTCTGTAATGTAAAATGTGGTAAGTCTCTGCAAGGTCACAAATCAAATCATCCTCACACACCGACATACAATGTGCGAGGAATATCAGTTTTTTGGAATCTTGCTTTCGAAGATGTCCTGAACCTCTGCCATGATTACTTCTGCAGGCACATATCCATCGTTCTTGTCGGAAATGAACTTTAAGAAGTCCTCATATTTGTTGCCAAAAAGAAGTCTGACCATCTCCTGGATTCCTTCGAGTCCTTCAAATTGGTCTTTCATCTTCTGGCACTTGGTAAGAGCAACGGTAAATCTCCAATCGCTCAATATTCTGTCATCAATGTCAAACTGATAGCCGCTCCTTGTTATCCCTTGCATAATTCTTCCCCTTAAAAAATTACTCTGCCTCGATGTACTCGTAGTGATATACACCAGTTGTGTCAGGAACATCGGTGATGGTGATGTTATAACCTACAGCCTCATCATCCTTGTAAGTGATCTCGCCAAGCTCGGAGATGGTTCCGTTGGGAACAACGATTCTCTTTGCTCTGCCACCCTTAAGGATCATATCAAATACCCATGAGCCTGAAGGCATATCCTCTGCTGTTGCCTTGACGGTAACGTTTCCGTCATTATCGACAGTAACATTGGCTGATCCGTAGATAGCCTTAAGGACCTCATCGTTCATTGCTTCGATGAGGGTAAGTGCAAAAGTATCAGGTCTGTCGGTCTGAAGTGAAAGAACGGTGTCGCCACCCCAAGCCTTAACAGTATCGCTTTCAGGCGAATTATTGTTGACAAGTCCGTCTTCGGAAACATAGCCGAGGTCTACAAATGCGGGATCAAGTGCTGTGGTCGCATCGGTAGGAAGTGTGCTTCCGAGCGGTGCCCAATGTACGGCACCACCAACTTTGGGCTTACCAACTGTTACGTTAGTTGCGTTAGTTGCCATTTTTAATCTCCTTTAATAATAAAGATTGTAGTAACAACGGTATCGGTACTTCTTGTAGGTGGTATCATTGCTGTCATCTCCACCGCTGAACTTACATGAAATGTCTGAAGTTTCGTTCATTGTATCAATCGCTTCACGGAGTGATTCGTCAAGGACCGCTGCTTCGTATTTTGAATCAGCGTAAGAATCAAACTCCATTGTCACCGACTCGATGAAGTTATCCCGTCCCCGGTCAATGATGTGCAACACAACGAATTTCTCGGGCATATTCTTGGGAATCTCCAATCTGATTGGGATTCCGACTAATGCCGTATCGAGATAATCTTTTATTGTTGTCTCAATCATTTCTTCACCTCAACGATAACATGGCATCTATCGACACCAACAAAGCTCTTTTCTACAGTACCCATGGATTCGGCTCGTTTGATTAGTTCATCCATCATGAATTGGGATTGCCTAACCTGTGTGAAACCTTTCCAATTATTCCATTCAAACTTCACTTTGGATTCTTTCAAGATGTACCTTCTTATTCCACCGCAAAGGAATGTTTGCTTCAATTCCGGCTGTCGGATAGCCAATGGTCCGATATTCACCTTCAAACGGAGAAGGTAATATGACCTTGGTGTCTTCCCAGATGTGCGAATCGCCTTTTGGGATTGCAAGTGTATAGGCCACTCTCTTTCCGTACAAGGATAGATTATTGTTTATATCATCTGTGGAAGGCTCTCCAACCAAAACATCATCAACATTCTCTATGGTTTCGGTATAGACAGGCTCACCGAATGGATCTGTGCTGCCTGCTGACTTTTTTACAAGAGTTACTGTGATGCCTTTCATACGCTTTCACCTGTGATAAAAGAAAGAGGATTACTTGCTCCGATGGAATTACCCATTCCGAGAAGTCTCTTGTCAGCCTTTGAAAGATACACATCGCCAACCGAACCGCCTGAAGGCATCGTCCAACTCTGCGAATATCCGAGTGCTGACATTGATCCTTGTGATGCTCCCATAGGCACATCACTTGCGACATTCATAGCCCTTGCGACAGCTTCGACCGATACCGATTTCTTGATATCAGCCGATGCGTTTACGTTGTAGGCATCAATAATCAATGCCGCACGGTCAAGTAACGAATTACATATTCCAATTTCACTCTGCGAGAATGTAGTTCCGAGCCTTGTTTCTACATCCTGGTATGTTGCGTATGCCATAACATCCTCACTTCTTCTTACTTGTCTTTTTCTTCGGCTCTTCTTCTGCCTTGGGTTCCTCTACTTCCACTTTTGCCTTCTTTTCAGCGGGTTTTTCAGAAGAAGCGGCGAGCTTGTGACCCGCCGCCAAGTATTTCTCTGCTTCTGTTTCCGTGACCCACATTTTTACTCCAAGGTTTTTGTGGATGATCTGAACTCTGTTCATCAATCGGTGAGAAGATTGAAGCAAGCAGTATCAGCACGGAATCCGACTTCTGCTTCAACAAGAACAGCGATCATGTTCTGCTGCCAGAGATTGATAACGGTGTTGTTTCCGAGGTCAAGAGTTGCCTGATCGGAAACGCTGAACTCGATGCCGTTGACGATGCCGTACTTTGCCTGTGTCCAGTCCCCGGCAATACCTACGACATTGGGATTGGGTGAAGTCCCTGCAACATAAAGTCCGTTGTTCTCAACGATTCTGGAGCCAAGGACAGCACCGATGGAGCCATCGTTAGCGGTAGGCATGAAAATGGGTCTGTTGGTAGTGTCAACAGCGGAGAAAAGAAGGCTCTCACCCTGTGCACCAATAGCGATACCATCCATTCTTCCACCTGCGGTTGCGATGTTTGCATTAGCGGCAACAAGTCCGAGGTAGGTTCCGTTATTTGCATTAGCGATTGAAACAGCGGTGCAGTTTGCAAAAGTATCGAAATTGCTCTGTGAGGGAGCCTGAACAGCACCGATGATGGTCTGATCGAAAGTCTTTGCGATTGCGGCAGGTCCTTCAGCAACGATTGCGTTGTAAAGAGTACGAGCATCTCTGACAAGCTCCTTGGAGAATGTCATAATAGTAGCAAGCTTGAAAGCCTGCATGAGCTTGGTGCCGGGAGTAGCATTGTTGACAGGCTTCTTCTCGGTTTCAGCAACCCAAGCAGCGGTAGGCTTTGCTACGATAACGGGAATGGTAACTCCACGTCCGGGAAGGTCAACCTTGTCAGCCAGACGCATGATTGCAGATTCCTGTGATGCCTTGGTAAGCACCTGCTCGGAAAGCTCGGAAGGAAGAGCCATTGATCCTGATGTTCTGTTAATATCAGCCATTTTTAATCTCCTTATCTGAAGTTTGCATCGAACCATTCCTTGAACTGGTCTTCGGGTTTCGATGCTGGTGTGTGATGAACCTCACCGCTGTCCTTAACGGACGGATATGAGGTCGGTTTACTAAATGCGAGGATTGCTTCTGCCTGTGCCTTGCACGCTTCTTCCGTGTCAGATGTCAGCAGATTGGTGGGTACTCCCGTTTCTGCGGAAACCTTCTCACGAATGGCACGCACTTCGTCACGTTTCTGAAGTTCCTCTAACTGTGCTTTGTAGGATTCAGCGGCTTCCGTGGCTTTCTGAAGCTCGCTCTTGGCGGCTTCCTGTGCCTCATCGTACTTGCTCGCTTTTTCCTTCAAAACATCGTAGTCCGCATATTTTCCCTTTTCTTCCGAAAGTCTTTTGCCAACAATAGCATTGACCTCATCCTGGGTAAATGTGCGTGTTGCCTGGGTGTCAGGGCTTTCCTGTGTGGGTACAGTAGCGTTGTTATCGCTCATATTTAGTTCTCCTCTCTAATGAGTAAAATTCCTCGTTTAAGGCACGAGTTGCCAATAAAAAAGCACCCTTTCGGATGCTCAATTAACATTTATCAGGCCTTCGTTGTCGGTTCCCTCGGTGGGTTTGTCTGCGGCATAAGCCGCCCTACGCATTGAGTTGATTTTATCCCTTGGGTTTCTTCCGTCTGCGCTACGATACATACTCAAATATTCGTCAGGGTTATATCCCTCTATAGTCACGTTCCGGTTGTGCCTAACCGTGTATTGACAATCACAATTTGAGTGTATGTGTTCAGCGTGCCCGTTCTTCAAGATTGCTCTGCTTGCTCTCTGCCATCCCCTCGATGCTAATGCAATGCAAAAAGCACACGTTTCGCCCCTGGGAACCCATGCAAACTCGGCTCCGTCACGGATTGCATTGTTCAAAGTCGTATCAGCCCCTGCCATCTTTACCCAACGAGCAGCGGCACTTGCTATCTCTTCAACATTTCCACTTTGGAGAAGGGTTCCGTTCACGGTTTTGGCTACATCACCATATGTGGCGAGTTCTGCCATTTCTGCCGGTGCTAAATATGTTCCTTCGAGAATAGCAACCGCATCATACATCTCTGCGGATAATGCCGCTGATGCCTCACCATACTTTTGAACAATGGCATAAGCATAATCAATCAGTTCCTTGCGTTGTAAATCCGTCAAGGTTTCAACCGCATTGCTTGTCGAATCATGCAAAAGCCTATTCCGCATGAATGCCACAATATCCATTGCCGCACGTTCATTGACATTGCGGAGCAGCCTGATGTATCTATTCCATTCTTCTCTACTGATTGTTGCCATCTATTTCTTCCACGAGTTGCATTCCCCGGGATCTGCTCTCCTGTGACTTGATTCTGCGGATGTCAGCCTTGTCAAAACCAAGCATTTCAAGGAATACATCTGTGGATGCAAAGCCTTCTCTTGCTGATGCAATCTTAATAGCCGCATCTGCCGTAACAGCCACACTTGGCATTGCCGGGTTCTTAAAATGTGCAATTATATTCTTCTGCTCATCTGTAAGCTCATCAAGTGACACGTTATAAGTAATCGCCAAAGCCATAAGAGCGATGGTCTTAAGGCCTGCTCCGTTGTTTATGTTCAACTGTGTTGCCGTGGCGACCAAAGTCTGACTCTGGGCAAGTATTGCATCGCTCGATGTCGGGTTTGCATCGTTTACAACTCCCGTATCAGTAACGGTCAAGCCTGTTGCCGCACTAAACTGTGTTGCAAGCATTCGGAGCATCTGTACATGGGGTTCAATGTTGCCCTGCTGAAGCTGTCCGAAGGAAGGTTTCTCACCTGTCTCGGGATTTGTGGTCGATGTCAGGATTGAGCCGACATACTGCCTGAATTTGTTGTTTATGACGGCATCAAACTGTTCGTCAGTAACTCCGAGCAAGTATTTCTGCGGAGATGTTGCAAATTCAAGCCCGATTGATGCATTGGCAACAGTTCTGACATATCCATCAATCAGCCTTCTGATGGGTTCCTTGATTCTTGAACGTCCAAACGGCTTGTCGCTCGTTGCGTTCCAAATCAGAGCTTCCATCATCGGTCTGCCCATTTTGTGAAGATTCTGCTCGGCATACCAGGATGATCCGAACCTCTTTAACACCCAAATTGAATCATCGGTGTAGTAATTGATGATTGTCGGCGACCAATTATGATCGTTATCAGGCGCCGTATCTATGATGGCAAATCCATAAGCAATTCTGCCCTTTTCTCCATCCCAAACAGCCGCTGCTGTCATGGGAGAATGCCAACGAATCATTACTCCTTCGTCCGAATTGGTCAGAGTGGCAAAAACGCATCCAAACTTCAACTCATCACGGCAGGCCTTGATGTATTCATCAACAAGGTTATTGTTCTCGGTGATCTTATCGAGGTCATCAATGGTTTCTCCATTTTCTCCGACAAATCCGTCAAACATTGACCTTCCTGCAAGCACATCAACAGTTTTTGCGCCCCAAGCACAGCCGATTTCGAGTCCTCTTAAGCCATCCGGGAGTGCTATCCCAAGATTAACTTCTCCAAGAGTAATCTTGCCTTCATAGTATCTGTTCTTGATTGCGTTCTTTTCCCTGTGACGGTCAAAGGTGTTTATAAGGTCCCTTAACTTTGCCATTTCCTCGCTCGGAAAGTTTCTGATTTCGCTGATGTCTACGTTGTACATTTCTTACCTCAACCAATTCGCATTGACCGCCCTGGGTCACGTTTTGATGTCCTTGCTCCCCACAAAGCCAATGAGCAGGCTTCAATGGGTGTGGAATTTTCTCCACCGAACCCCCAACCACCGCTTATTGGCCTTTTTATTGCGGTGATTGCCGATTCTCTCAACCCTTCTTGCCCAGCATACCAAGTAACCGAGCCTTCGTTGATTGAATCCGTCAAAACTCCGACAGCAGCGATTACATCTTTGACCGAAGGCTTTATGACCGAGCCTTTGATTTTCCAACTGTCGGATATTTTATCAATCAGGACATCAACACCATTTCTTCCGTCAATGACTACACAGCAAGCCTTAGTTGCTCTTTCGTTCAGCCAATCTGCAAGCCACCCGATGCCGTGCCCTGTGGGTTTTGCTTCAATGAATGAGATTCTTGCTTTGCCATTCTGGGGAACAACGGCCCCACATAAGCACACATATGCTCCGTCAGCAGAAAACTTAACACCATAAGCAGTTTTGCCTTCTGGCTTCGGGTCCTCTGACTTGCAAGCATCCCATTTCTTTTGGTCTATGGCATAGTCAATAACTTTGATGTTCTCGGGCATGAAACCCAAGTGTTCTCTTGCAAACGTATCTTCCGACATCGTTGCCGCATCTTTTTCGAGTGCTGTTTCGAGTAACTGATATCCAAGTGACGGATTGGTTCTGTACCACACGTCCTTGTTTGAGTTATCCCCAATCTTTTTCGTACTCCACTCATTAAGGCAATCGCCCTTTTGCGGATTGTTCCTCATCCTGCGGATTGCTCTTAAAAAAACTATGCCCTTGTTTTCTTCCCCTTTTGGCGGTGTCCCCATCAAAATTGTCTGCGGTGATCCTGACGGAGCCGCTGAATTTAACGGAGACAAAGAAGCGTCCTGTTCTTCTGTATAGGCTTGGGCTTCGTCAACCACAACGAGATCAAAGGTTCCACCACGGCCCATGTCGGAATTGCTTCCACGAGTTCGGAACTCAATATGTCCCCCGTTTGTCAAATCAAGCACCATCTGACCGGCACTAATCGTGTAATGGTCAACCAAAGCATTAAGCTCCGGGTACTTTGCGTAAGGATCGTTTTTGCGAGTCCCAAATTTTTTCCGCAATCGGTCAAATGCTTTTTTAGCGGTTTGGAACTCCTGTGCCGTGTGAAGAATCCATTCAGCTCGCTTGATTAGCCCCCAGGTTTCTCTTGGGTCAGAAACTCCCGTCTTTCCGTTCTGCCGAGGAACTTCCAACACGCAAAACGAATTGAGGAGTTTTCCGTCATCGTCCACAGCAAGCCAATCATTCAAAATCCCATCTTGCCAAGGATGCGGCTTCAAGTCATAGCAAGCAGCCAATTCTGAAGCATAGCCGCCTTCTGTTTTCTCATACTCACACGAATAACGATAAGTCGGAGTCTGATTTCCTTTTCTACTCATTGACAGCCTTGTTCATGATCCTGAACAAAGGTGTGTCCTTCGAAGTCTGACCGATGGCTTCCAAGGCATTAAGGCGGTCGATGGTTTCAAGCATTCCTGAAGCAAGCGGCTTGATATCTCTTCCGCTGTCCGTCATGTCCAAAACCTTTGCATACTTCACAATAATTGCTTTTAATGCTCCAACCTCGCCCTGCTCTCGCCAAGCCTGTTCAACTGACTCTGGAGTAGAGCCGCTAGGTTGCTTATATCTAGGCATCCTATACCTCCTAACCCTTGCGTTTTAAGTCCGCAAGTATGACTACTAGTTATCCACACTATTGTGGTTTTCCACATTTAGAGTGTAGGTGCTGGACCGG